CACGATATATTAGAACAAAAGATAGAAGAATGGGTTAGTATAGGGAAAGATTATCCTATTATTTATCATAAATTTAAGCGATATTTAGAAAAAATAAATAATGATGTAATTATTAAAAAAGTAAAAGATGAATTAAAATTAATTCTTTATAATGATAGAAATATTATAAAGAAAATTAAATAAAATTAACACTTTTCAAAAGGATTAATAAATATAATCATTATAATACCAACTCCTAATCCTTGATAAAATATTTGTCTTCTAACTTTAGAAGATTCTGATTTTATTTTTTTTTGTTCTTCATTTAATGAATCTTTAAATGGTGTACTAATATTAATAGTAAAGATAACATAATAGATAGATCCAATAATATAGGTCAGCATTGCGTAAGCTAGTGGTATAGGTAATTTACATTTATCGTCAAACATATTTATATATATATTAATTTATTTTATTTTTTAGAGTAATATCAATAATATCTTTAGATTGATTATTAGTTAAATCTTTTAGTGAGTAATTATTTTCTATATACCAATTATTTGTTTTAATTTTATTAAGTGCGTGTTCTTCACTTATAATTCTGTAATGATAACATAAAAGGAATGAATTTTTAATTATTTTTTCATTAATTAAATTATAATCTTTTTGATATAAATCCATTTGTTGTAAATTTATACTATTAATTATTTTTAAATTTTCATTTATTGGAAAAACAGGATGATGGTCACTAGGATTATTTTTATCGTGTATAGCATTAAATTTAGAACATTTAAAAATCGATTTTGTTTGTATTTGTGAACCAGAATTTTGTATTGTAAATTTATGTTTGCCTTTTAATGAAGTACATTTAAAATTATAGTGTTTATCATAATTAATTCTATATATATTATTATTCAAAATACTTTTTGGATTAGTTTTACCATAACAAGACATAATTATCCAAGGTATTTTAATACAATCAAAATCTTTAAATGTAGTTTCTAATTCTCGTTTTATTGTATTATTCATATTTCTTCTAGTAGTAATAAATTCATCAACATCTACATAAATCATCCATTTAAAATTACCTTTGACATTTTGATAAATATCATTTGCTATAACTCTATTACAAGTACACGAATCAGAACAACTAGAATTATGACATTTATCATTTGAATCAGTCATATAATGAATAATAATTTGTTTATTATTAAGCAAATTATTATAAATAGTTTTATTAATACTATTATCATCAATAATGTTAATAATATTTACACCTTGAGAAAGATAATAATTACAAAATTCTTCAATAAAAAATTCATTTTTACATCGTGTAATAAGACCTAAAAAATACATATAATTATTAATAAATTAAATTAATTATATATATAAAAATTTAAATTTAATTTTTTTTTTAGCGAGTAAGAATAGATCAATAAGTTTATGAGAGTCTAATCTCTCATTTGGATTAGTATTTAACATATAGTCAAATATTATATTTCTAATTTTTTTAGGAGTTTTTTTCCAACTAAGAATATTTATAAATCTTTTATTTTCAAATAATTCGTAAAATATAATTCCTAAGCTCCATATATCAATTTTATAATTATAATTATTATTAAGTTTTATTTCAGGAGCCATATATCTATAAGATCCAACATTTTGTGATAAATCATAATTTTTTTGAATCATTTTATGATAATTTGCGATAATACATTTATTTTTAAGTAATCTACTCAATCCAAAATCTGTAATTTTTGGTTTATTTGATTTAGTAAAAATAATATTTTGAGGTTTAAGATCTCTATGTATAATATAATCTGGTTTTCTAGAATGTAAATAATTAATACCTCTGAGTATATCAATTGCTATATTAATTTTTTTATCAAGACTAGTAAAAGATGAGTTTATAATTGAAAGTAAATCTTTATTTGGTAAATATTCCATTACAATCATAAAAGGATCTTCAATATAACCTAAAAGTTGTATTATGTTAGGATGATGTGATCTAGTCATAGTATCAAATTCTCTATCAAAAAGGTAAGTTTTATCAATATCAGTTTTATTAAATATTTTTACAACAACTAACGTTTTTTTCCATTCAGCAAGATAAACTTTACTAAAACTACCTTCACCAATTAATTTATCATAAAAAATATTTATTTCTGATAAATTAATTTCCCAATCATCATTATTATGTGATAATATGTAATCTAAATCATTATTTGATTTAATTGTATAAATTAAATTACTCATATATTTAAACATATTTAAAGTTTTATAAATAAAATTATATAATGTCTGATTATTATGATATATTAGGAGTTAGTAAAACATCAAGTGAACAAGAAATCAAAAAAGCTTATCGTAAATTAGCTATTAAACATCATCCAGATAAAGGAGGTGATGAAAATAAGTTTAAGGAAATTTCATCTGCTTATGAAGTTTTAATTGATAAAAAAAAAAGAGATATTTATGATAGATTTGGAAAACAAGGTTTAGATGCTGATTTAGGAGGAGGTCCACAAATGAATCCATTTGACATATTCAATGATATTTTTAATGAGAATGATTTTCCTGGTATGGGAGGTTTTCCAGGTGTGAATATAAGAATGGGTGGACCATTTGGAAATGGATTTAGTAATGTTCATATTAGAAGACAATTAGGAGATACTTTAGTTAAAATAGGAATTACGTTAGAGGAGGTAATGAAAGGATGTTCAAAGGAGGTAATAGTAGAAAGGGATTTGAATGGTAAAACTGATAAGAAAAAATTAAAAATTAATATTCCGAAGGGGTGTCAAAATAATATGAAAATAGTAAAAAAAGGTGAGGGCAATCAAAGAGAGGGATTTGAATCAGGAAATCTTATATTTGTTATAGTATATTTAGATCATAAGTTATATAAAGTGGAGGATAAGCATTTAGTATTAGAAAAAAACATTAAATTTGGTACGTCATTATTAGGTACAAAATTTAATTTAAAGTTATTAGATGGCAAAAGTGTAAATGTTAAATTAGATGGTCCAATTTGTAATAATGATATTAGAATATTAAAAGGATATGGGTTATTTAATATGAGTAATGGAAGTAATGGTGATTTAATAATTAAAATTAAGGTAAAGATGTTAGAGAGATTAAGTGAAAATCAAAAAAATATTGTAAGAGAAAATTTCGAGATGGATAATTTTGAAATAAACAAGATGGATGAGACAGTATTAACAACATCATATATTGAAAGAGAGGAGAATAATAATGTTCAATGTGTTCAACAATAATTATTTATAAATTAGGTTTATATAAATATAGAATCCAAATTTAGTTGTTCTAAATATGACGCCATTAAATTTGCTTGAAATCAAAGTTTCAAAGGAGTTATTATTAAGAAAGTTAATTTTTTTATCAATATTAATTTTAATATTATTTCTACTAAATTTAAGTTTATTTAATTTTTTGCAAAGATTACAAACATTATTAACAATATTATTATTATTATTAGCTAAAGATAATTTATTATTTATCATTTTAGTTTGTATATCAAAAATATCATTAATATTATTAGTAACAAAACTAAATTCATTTTCTAAATTAAAAGTAGTAAATTTATTTTTATGAATAAAAATACTATAATTAGAAATGTGATTTATATTTTGTGTTATACATAATCCTTGATCAAAAATATTAATTAGAAATACATCATCAATAATTAGTTTTTTAATATTATCATAATATTTTACATCTAATTTAATTTTAGACATATATAATTATTAATATAAAAATAATTATATATATTAATATGGAAAGTATATCTGAATATCAAAATGAACCTCAAGTTGTATTTGAATATCAAAATAAACCAAAAGATATAGAAAATGAACGAATTAAATTCGTTCATAATATCAGAATCTATATATTATTTATATTATTAATATTTTTATTACTATTAATATTAAAAGAATTAGATAATAAATATGAATTAATAATTGAAGACCGTCTTAAATTGTTAAAGTAGACTAAACTATCATTTCAGATTGAATTTTATCATGATGAAAGTAATTTTCTAAAATAATATCTTCGTAAATAAAGTCTTGTAATTTAGTTCTATTATTAATAAATTTAATTTGCGGAAAGTGGTAAGGTTCATTATCTAACTGTAATTTAACTGAATTGTAATGTTGTTCATAAATATGTAAATCACCAAAAGAAATTTTTAATTTATCTGGTTTAAATAACATTTTATTTTGAGAATCATTATTTAATACTTCACAAATCATATACACTAATAGTGAATACGATGTAATATTAAATGGAACACCCAAGAATATATCAGCCGACCTTTGATACATATGACATGATAATAAATTAGTATTATTAACTTCTCTTACATAAAATTGTATAACAATACCATGACAAGGATACAATACACCTTTAGATGCTTCGTGTGGTATAAATGTACTCATTATAATTCTTCTAGAGAATTTATCATTTTTAAGTAAATCAAGACAATACTCGATCTGATTAAAACCTTTATTAGAATAATCAGTATTACAATCAATATATTCTGCTCCTGCATGATTTAATTGAAAACCATACATATTACCAATATCACCTTCTTGGTAAGGTAAATTATTATTTTCAAGAAATTCTTTAGATGAATTTCCTTTCCAAATATTAACATTTTTGTCTTCAAGAATTTTGCTATTTGTTTGTCCTTTTAAAAACCAAATTAATTCTTCAAAAATTCCTCTAAGAAACATTTTTTTAGAAGTTATTAAAGGAAACTTATCTATAAGATCAAATTCTAAATTTTCAGCGAATATAGATTTAGTTACAGCATTTCTAGTAGATCTTTCATCACCAAAAAAGTAAATTTTTTCTAATAATTCTAAATAATTATTTTCATCATTATTTTTAAATTTATTTTTTAGTTGATTATAGGTAACATTATTTTTTCTATATGAATTTGTAATAAAAAATTTATCATTTAGATTATTAAAATTAATTGGAAAATATATATTTGAATCGTTTGATGTTTGATGAATAATATTCCAATAAATAATATTTAAGTTAGTATTATAAAGAGCTTCTTTATATAATTGACTTCCTCCAATAACATAAGGTTTTAAATTTAATTTTTTGCAAAATATTAATGCACTATCTAATGAAGTAAAAATTTTTAAATATTTATTTTCAGGATAAGATAATGTTGATGAAATTATTATATTAAATCTATTTGGTAGAGGTGTATAATTTAATGATGCAAAAGTATTTTTTCCCATAATAATTGCTTTTATAATATGATCATTTGATGTAATTTTTTTAAAAAAAGATAAATCATCTTTATTTTTCCAAGGTAATGTAAATTCATTATTTTTATATATTCCAATACCGTTATTTTCGTCAGTAGCAACAATTAAATCAAAATCCATTTTATATAAGAATTATTATTGTTTGTCTAAATAATTTGAAATTTATTTTTTTTAGTATTCTATTATTATATATATAATGTATTATTCAGTTTTTAAAGGTTTTAATAAAGGAATTTATAAATCATGGAAAGAGTGTGAGAAAGAAGTTAAAGGTTATAAGGGTGCTATATATAAAAAGTTTAAATTAGAAAGTGATGCTATTTTATTTTTAAATAATGGAGTTAAAAAAGAAGAAAGAAATATAATTAAAGTATATACAGATGGAAGTTGTATAAATAATGGTAAAAAAGGAAGTAAAGCAGGAATAGGTATTTTTTTTGGAAACGAGGATAAAAGAAATGTATCGAGAAAATTAAATTTAGATAGGGTAACAAACAATGTGGCAGAATTAAGTGCGTTAATAGAGGCGTTAGATATATTAAAGAATGAGAGTAGGGATGTAATAATTTATACAGATTCGAAGTATTGTATATTATGTTGTACAAGTTATGGGGACAAACAGAGGTTAAAGGATTGGAGTGATAATATACCGAATAAGGATTTAGTGATGGAGGTTTATAATAAGTATAGGGAAAAAGATAATATTAGATTGGAGTATGTGATTGGTCATAGTAATATATATGAGAATGAGATGGCGGATAAGTTAGCGAGGGAAGCTACGAGTAAATAATTTTAAATTTATATTTTTTATTACCGCCTGATTGTTTTTTTGAATATTTGTAAGATTTTTTAACAATATCATTAGAGTGAGGAAATTTTTCTTGTAAGTTTTCTATATTTTTTTCTAAAATATTTCTAGCATTTTCGTAACTAATTTTATTACTTACGGACAATTTATGTGAATATTTATCAATAAGATATTCCATATATATATATATTAATCATAATTATTTTCAAAGTCGGATAAAAATGGATAATTAAATGAGTTAGAGTATTTAGATTTTAAAATATTTTTAATTTCTTTAGCAACTTTAATTTGATCAAGTTTATCAAGTTTTTCTTTATTATGTTTCATTTTTTGATTATATTTGATAATTCGCAATATAATTTTAGAGGATGTTGAGATTATAGATCCTATACCAGGTATAATACCAATTAAGGTATAGAAAGCCATTTCGTAATTATTTCTTAATAAATTAGAATAGAAGGATAAGATCATGTAAGGTAAGGTAACAAATTGTGTATGTGTTTTAAAAAAGTAGTTTGGAAGGATATTAATAATATCAAATATAAAATCGATAGTATCTAAAATTTGAAATACAAAATCGTCATTTTGGTCGTAAAAAAAACCTCCATTTTGATTAAATTGTGAGCATAATTTAGTATCTAATATTTTTCTAATTTTATATAAATTATAAAAATTTAATTTATTATGTTTAAATAATTTATATAATTTATTAGATTTATTATTTTTAATATTTTTAATATAGGTAGCAAATAGTTTAATTTTTTTTTTATTCATTTATAATTATAAATATAAAAATATTGAATAATAAAGTATATAAAAATATATGATTAATAGTATATAAGATGAGTACAATTTTATTTAATAATGATGAATTAAAAAAGTTTAATAAGATATATAAGAATTTAGAAGCGAACGATGAATTTGAAATAATGTTTGGTGGATATAAAAAAAATAATTATATTAATTTAAAACAATTTACAGATTTATTAAAATATTTTAAAGATTTTTCTGAAGAGAATAAGTTAAAAATAAATCATAATGAAACTTTAGATATATCATATAATTATGATAATAATAATTTTCATACGTATAGGATAACAATAAAGAGTATTGAGGAAATAAATAAATTAATGAAAACGTTACACAATAAGCCTAATCAAGTAATTTTCTCAATATTAATTTCAATGATATTAAATGATAATAATGAGAATTTAAGTATAATTAATAAAAAGAAAAATTTTGAGAATACGTATGATTTAGATGAATTTGATATTAGAGTTAGATTAGCGAAAGAAGAAAGTGTAAAAAAAAAAGAGTTGGAAGGATTATTAGATTTAAAGAATATTAATAAAATGAGTATTTTGTTTAGAAAAAAATCAAGAATAAGTTTAATAATAGATAGTAATAGTGATGTCGATTTTGTTTTAGATTTAACAAAAGTTAAATCAGGAAATGATATAAATAAAATAAATTATTTATCATACTTATTTGAATATGAGTTAGATTTTAACAAAAAGAAAAAATTGAGTGCGAATAAAGAAAAGGAGTATTTAGAAAAATTAAATAAATATATTATATTTTGTAAAAAAATTTTAGAGCAGAGTAATCATATTATTTCATCAAGTGAGAAAAAATTAGTAATGTCAACATATAATAAATTATTATATGGTGAGGAGGATGTATCAAATAAATCATTATATGGTCCGAATGTAGTTTCATTAGAGGCGTTACATATTGCAGAATTTTTACCAAACAGGTATTCAATAACGGATAAAGCGGATGGAGACAGATGTTTAGGAATAATTTTAAATAGGAATTTATATTTAATATTTTCGAATTTAGAGATAAAGAATTCAGGTGTAAAGTTAGATACGGACAAGTATAATAAATCGATATTAGATGGTGAGTATATATTCAATAAAAAGTATAATAAATTTATATTTGCATTATTTGATGTATTGTATATTAGTGGAGAGAATATTCAGAATGAGGTTAGTTTAGAGTCAAGATATCAAAAATTAAATGAATTAGTAATAGATGGATTTAAATTTAAATATAAATTTGAAAAGTATAGTGATAATTTTAATTTAGAAAAAATAGTAAAATATTATAAGGATGATTTAAAAAAGTATTTAAAATTTTTAATGGATGAGTTAAAGAAGAATAAGACTGATACATTTGTTTGTCAGAAGTATTTTATATTTAGTTTAGGTGGATTAGATTGTGAGATATTCAGATATTCTAATTTAATGTGGGATATGTATACTAGTAAGAATGTAGATGTTCCGTATATATTAGATGGATTAATTTATACTCCATTAAAGCAAATTTATACAAATAAGAGTAAAGAGCAACAATTTAAAAATTATAAATGGAAACCGCCAAATAAAAATTCGATAGATTTTTATGTCAAGATAGAAAAGGATGAAAATGGAAATCCGATAGATGTATTTGATGATTCGAAAGAAGGTAATATAGAGGGTAATACATACAAGATTTTAAATTTATATGTAGGTAAAATGATAAATAATATAGAGATACCAACATTATTTAGAAAAGATGAGAATTTACATATAGCAAAGATAAGTAACATTGGTTCTATTATAAGGGATACAGAAGGTGATATCATTCAAGATAATACTGTGATAGAGTGTTATTATAATAATGATAATTCTATTGATCATGAATTTAGATGGGTTCCAATTAGAACAAGATTTGATAAGACAGAAAGTGTTTTAAAATATAAAAGAAAGTATGGAAATAATGCAGATATAGCAAATGCGGTATGGAATTCAATAAAGCAAAATATAACTATAGGTGATTTATCAAAATTAGGAGAGGAAAGTATATATGATAAAGAGTTATCGGAGATAAAGAAGAAAATAGATGCTGTTGTGATTGCGAAGGAGCAACAAAAGAATAAATTTTATCAAAAGATTACTGATTTAGGTAAACCATTAAGAGATTTTCATAATTATATAAAAAGTAATTTGATATTTACATATTGTTCAGAGAAGGAGAATATTAAAAATGAGAAGAGAAAATTAACTGTATTAGATTATGGGTGTGGAAGAGGAGGTGATATTTCAAAAATGTTTCATGCCAGAATAGATAATTATGTAGGAATAGATATTGGATACAATGAAATATTTTCATCAATAGATGGAGCAATAAGTCGATATGATAATTTTAGAAGGAAGAACAAAACATTTCCAAAGATGGAGTTTTTATTAGCGGATGCGTCGTCTGAGTTAAATTATGAGAGTCAAATAAGGGCGTTAGGAAAGATGTCAGACAAGAATAAGAGTGATTTAGTAAAAATTTTTGGAGAGGACAAGAACAAAATATCAAAAAGGAGGTTTGATGTATTTAATTGTCAATTAATGATTCATTATTTGTTTAAGAATGATGATACCTGGAATAATTTTTGTAATAATGTGAATAATTATTTAAATGACGGAGGTTATTTATTAATAACAACATTTGACGGGGATTTAATTCATAAGGAGTTTCAAAAAAATAATGGAGTGTTGGAGTCATATTATTTAGAGGATGGGAAGTATAAATTATTTTTCAAGTATAGGGCTACGTATGATTATAATAAAAGCAATAAAATTTATGGAACAAAACTTTCGTATGAATCGAATGTAGGAATGTTACAGGAGGAGGACAGTTATTACACAGAATATTTAGTATCAGATAAATATATTAAAGATACGTTAAAGGAGAGATGTAATTTAAGTTTAATAGAGAGTGAATCTTTTTATAATATTTATTTAAATAAGGAGAGTTTTTTCAAGGATGTAGCGATGAAGGAGGAGAACAAGCAATCTAGGGAATTTTTTAGTAGAATAAGTAAATTTTATGATTTAAAAGATAGTGTAAATGAAGCTGGATTAAAATTTAGTAAATTACACAAGTATTATGTATTTAAAAAAGATAAAACTAGTAACAACATGATTGATATTTAAAATTGAATTTTTTATATTTATTTAGAGATATTTTTATATATATAATTAGTATGGATATATTAACTTTAAAAAGTGATAATGAAATTTATCAAGGACAAGTAAATAACAATATAAAAACTGGATATGGAAAATTATGGAGTAATGAATATAGTTATTATGGTAATTTTAAAAATAATAAATTTGAAGGATATGGAGTTTTAGAGTATTATAAAAATAATTTATTTAAGGAATATAAAGGTGGATTTAAAGAAGGTAAAAAAGATGGTCATGGTAAAGAAATTTATATTAATGGAGAATATTATATTGGAGATTTTAAGAATGATTTTAAGAATGGAAAGGGTAAAATATTTAATAAATTTAATAATATTAAGATAGAATCTGAATGGGTAAACAATATTGCTAAAGATAATAAATATATTATTGAATATTATGATAATGGTAATAAGAAATTTGAAGGTGAGTATAATGGAGTAAATAGAAATGGAGAGGGTAAAGAGTATGATTATAAAGAGAAATTAATATTTGAAGGAATTTTTGAGGAAGATAAGAGAAAAAGTGGAAAGATATATAATAATGGTATGATAATATTTAATGGAGAATTTAGTAATAATGATCCAATTAGTGGTATTTTTTATTATAAGAATGGTATTAAGATGACAGAGTGTGAAGTATTAAATATAAAAAGTACAATTAGTGATACTAATATTATTAGTGATAAATATTTAATTGGTAATAGTATATTATTTTTTCATGATGATGGATCAATAAAATTTGAGGGTAACTTATTAAAAACTAGAAATGTATTTAATTCAAGAGTAAAAACAGATGTTATTGTTATAGATAATATTGAGTATAAGGTAAAATATGGGAGTGGATATTATTATGAGAAAGGTAAATTATTTCCCAAGTTTGAGTTTGATTTTTATGAAAATGAGAAGAAAAAGGAAATAAAAGAATTTAATAGTCAAAATATATTAATAAGTCATTCAAATTTTGATATAAATGGGAAATTAGTTTTAGAGAAGGAATATTATCAAAATGGTGATATTAGAATAGAAAATTCTTATATAGGTGGAGAATTAAGTAATCAAAAAATTTATTGGCAGGATAATAAGATTAAATATATTGTCTCGTATGAGACTGATTATTTAACATTAATTGAGTATAATAATGTAGAAGAGAAAATTTATGAAGGAAGGGCGAATAATGCTTTTAAATATTATGGTTTAGGAAAACTATATGCAAATAATCAATTAAAATATGATGGTAATTTTAATAATAGTTTATTTCAAGGACTAGGTATTTTATATGAAAATGGGTTAAAAATTTATGAAGGTAATTTTGAGAATAATTTATATTGGGGAAATGGTATATCATATTATGAAAATTCAGAAAACATAGAATATGAAGGAGAATGGGTAAATGGATGTAAGCATGGACAAGGAACATTATATTCAGATTCAGGTGAAATAGTATATAGTGGATTGTTTCATAATAATGAGATTCAGATGAATTAAAATGTTAAATAAGGTATGGATAGTATAAAAAAGAGAAAAATGTGGGAATGTATAAAGTCAGTTCCATATTTAGATACTTTAGATGAAAATGTAACAGAGCAATATGTAATATTAAAAGTTAGAGGTACATTTTTAGAAAATGTAGAGCCAGTATTAATAATATTATTTTCATTATTGATAATTATTTTTATATTTGGATTTTTAGTAAGAAAGTTAAAAAATTGATTAAAAATTTATTTAAATATTTAATTAATTTTAATATATAATAATGGATAACAATTTATATTCTCGTCAAATCGCGGTATATGGGCTAGATGCTGTAAGAAGTTTAGGTGAGTCAAATATAATAATAAATGGATTAAATGGAACATCATTAGAAATTATTAAACATTTGATATTATCAGGAATAAATAAATTAAGTATAATAGATAATTCTAATGTGAAGTTAGAGGATTTATCAGATACCTATTATTTAAGTAAGGAAGATATAGGAAAGAATAAATTAAATTGTGTAATAAATAATTTAAAAAGTTTAAATCCGTATGTAGAGGTATTAGAGAATAAATTAATAAATTATGATTTGTACATATTAGTAAATGATAGTATAGAAAATGCGATTATTATTAATAAAGAGATTAGAAGATTAAATAAAAAATTTATTTGGGTAAATTCATTAGGAATAGTAGGTAATATATTTTGTGATTTTTTAAACCATAAAACATTTGATTTAGATGGGGAGGGATTATCAATATCAATTATTGATAAAATAGAAAATAATATAATTAAAACAATTGACAACGATAAACATAATTTATATAATGGAGATAAGTTTAAAATTTACGATAACGAATTTGAGGTAGAAGAAGTAATTAATATAAATGAATTTAAAGTAAAGAAAGATGATAGATTATTGAAATATAAATCAGGAGATAAACTAATTCAATTAAGGAAGCAAGAAAATTTTATTCATAATGAATTAGAGAAAGAATTAGAAAATCCAACAATTAATTCTGAATATATTAATTTACATAAGTTATTTTTGAATAAAGAATTAGATAAATATAGTGATTTAAATTTCATTGGTTTAAGTTCAGTATTAGGATCTTATGCAGCTCAGGAAGCAATAAAAGGATTAACAAATAAATATACACCAATAAGTCAGTGGTTTTATTATGATTGTTTTGATTTAGTTTGTGATAAAGAATTTGTAAAAGAGAATGATAGGTATGATTGTTTAAGAAAATTAGTTGGTAATGATAATATGGGGAAGATTAGAAATACAACTATATTTTTAGTAGGTGCTGGAGCGATAGGATGTGAGCATTTAAAAAATTTCAGTATGTCAGGTATTGGAGGATGGGATAATTCTAGTATATTAGTAACGGATATGGATATAATAGAGAAGTCAAATTTAAACAGACAATTTTTGTTTAGGAAGGATCATATAGGAAAGTCAAAATCAAAAGTTGCGGTAATGGAGACTAAGAGATTAAACGGTGATGTAAATTTGTATAGTTTAGGGGAAAAGATGTGTAAGGAAACAGAGGGTTGTTTTAATAATGAATTTTTTAATTCTGTTGATATAGTAGCAAGTGCTTTAGATAATATAGATGGTCGACTTTATGTTGATAGTAGGTGTCTCTTATTTAATAAGGCATTATTTGAGTCTGGTACATTAGGTACGAAGGGTAATACCCAAGTGGTAATTCCAAATTTGACGGAGAATTATGGTGCTTCTCAGGATAGGGAAGATAGTTCATTTCCGGTTTGTACGATTAAAAATTTTCCAAACAAGATAGAGCATATAATTCATTGGAGTTTGGATGAGTTGGAGGAAATTTTCAATATTTATCCTAGTAGTATAAATAAATTAAAGGAGGATATTAATTTAAATAATTATGAGAGTAATGAGAAGAGTGAAATTATAAATAATGTAAATTATTTTTTAAAGAATCGGATGTTAAATTATGATGACTGTGTATTATTTGCTTTAGATAGATTTAACGAGAAATATAATTTAGGTATAAAAAAATTATTGAAGGAGTATCCAAGAGATTTAGTAACATCAAATGGTGTTAATTTTTGGTCTGGAGGAAAAGTATGTCCAGTGGATGTAAATTTTGATATAAATAATAAATTTCATTATGATTATGTAGAAAGTTTAAGTAAATTAGTAGCGGATATGTGTTTTATAGAAATTACAGAGTTAAATTTAGATAAAATTTTATTAAATTATGAATATAAAGAATTAGAAAGGGGGAATACTTTTGATAATTTAAATAATATGCGTGTTAGGAAGATTGTTTTAGAGAAAGATAATGATGATAATAATCATATTAAGTTCTTAAATAGTTGTGTTAATTTAAGGGCATATAATTATAATATAGAGCAGATAAGTTTTTTAGAAACAAAGATAAAGGCAGGTAAGATAATTCCTGCAATAAGTACAACAACAAGTATTGTATCTGGGTTATTATTGAAGGAGGTAATCAAATATATTATTGGAAAGAAAGATGTAAGTAGTTATAAGAATAGTTATGTAAATAGTAGTGTAAATTTATTAATGAGTAGTGAGCCGGTAAAATGTGAACGTAATTGTTTAGGTAATTCAGTATGGGATTATTTAGAGGTGGATTATGATATTAAAATTAGTGAGTTGAAGGATAAGGTATTAAATTCATATAATTTAAGTTTGGATGTGATATATTATAATAATAAGTTATTATTATCGCCGATGAATAGTAGTGATGAGATAATAAGAAAGTGTAATTTGAAGTTAAGTGAATTAATGTTTGAGTTTAAGGAGGAGGTAGTAAAGGATCGAGTTTATGAATTAGAGTTAGAGTGTTATGACAGTGAAATTAATTTACCTAATTTAAAATTTATAGTTTAAAATTATTTATTTTATGATAAAAATTTTTTTATATAATATTATATATGAGTGTATTATATAGATTTGAGAATTTATTAAAGTATAAAAAAGATGGTGAGAGTTATTTAGAAAAAAAGCAAATAATAGAAAGTGAAGTAGGGATATCATTTGAGTATACAAATAAGAAGGGAGAGAAAGATTTTTATAAAATAGATGTTAGAAAGCCAGAAAATGGAATTTATAAAGTAACAGAGACAAAGAATAAGAATACAGATACTATGGATATAAATTATGAAGAGTTGTTAAAATTATTAAAGATAAATAAAAAGTTAAAATTCGTGGAGGATTATATAAAAAAAGATAGAAAAAAGTATATAAAAAAATAGAATAAAAAATAATTTATATATATTATTAATGGAAATAATTAATAATATAAATATTAGTGGACCAATAAATATTGTTAGGTTAGAGGGAGAAATAGAAAAAGAGAAAAAAGTATTATATCTTTTTTTTGATGTTCATGTAAGAGATACTAAATGTAAGGAGTTTGGTAGTTTAGATATAGTACAATTATTTAATAAGTTTATAGATGAGAGTAAGAATTATAAAAATGAGTGGGATTTATTTATAGAGAATGATGTAAATGTGAAAAATATTAAGGATGTAATAGGTAAGTCACATTTTACTGGAAATTATATACAAGAGTTAATAAATTTTTTCCATAATAAGTTTACTGAGGATATAAATAATAAGATAAGGACAAAAAATAACATAAGATATCATTTTTTTGATATTAGAATAATGAATAATTTTCATGATATATATAATTTATTAAATGATTTAATTAATTATAATTATAATAGAGATATATTTTATAATAAAGTAAGTAATATAAATAGTTTAATAAAAAATTCGTATAATTTAATATTTAAAATGGATAAAAAGTTAATAAAAAAATATAATAATAAAAAAGTAAAAAAAATAATGTTAGAAATTTTAAAAGAGTATGAGTATGATTTTAAAAATCTAATGAAAGAATTTGAAAAAATTATGAATGAGATTAATAAAAGTAAAAATGTTTTATTTTACCAAGAGTTAAATAAGGATGGATATTATTCATTTTATCTTGAAATTAAAAATAGTTTAAGATTATTTATTGATAAATATACAGATTTAAATTTTAAAATAACAGATTTATATTTTTTAAGAAGATTTTTAGATAAAAAATATATAAAAAATGGAATAATTTATTCCGGTTCATCACATAGTTTACATATTATATTTAAATTAGTAAAATTATTTAATTTTAAAGTAACTAATGTAAGTTATAGTGATATAAAATTAGAAAAGTTAAATAAGTTAGTAAAAAAAGCGAATAATTATAGAGATTTTGAAACAAATTTATTACCAAAATATTTAATTCAGTGTTCATCAATGAAAAATTTTCCTGATATGTTTTTATAAATTTTTATATTATTTAATATATGAAAAAGTATTTATATGACATCCTATCCGCACTAAAGTACGGAGTTTCCTGTTCCTAGAAGGTTACCAAATCCTTCATAACAGTGGGGACTTTAGTTCATTATAGGTGGTTATAAAATTCCTATAATCGTCAACGGTTGCCAATACCGCTACCATAGATATCTATTTCTATCCAGGGCTTTCTCGAATACTAGTATCCGAGACTTC